CGGCCTGAGCTCCTGACTGTCTGCCGTAATTGCGAGCACTTGGGAGATTGATTGGGGGAGGATAAGCTCATCATTGTAGCCGGTTGCGTATGCTGTTGCCGTAGCTCCAGAGCCGGCTCCCCCTGTAAAGGTTACAGTGGGGTTTGTCTCGTAACCGTTTCCCCCCTTCGTGAGTAAAACCTCCGCTACTTTGCCGTTTATCAGCTTAGCTGTTGCCGTTGGCGTAACGTAGCCGGTTCCGCCGGCTGAGAAGCCAACTGTGGGGGCTGAAGTGTAGCCGGAACCGCCATTAGTAACCTCTATATGCGTCACTCTGCCGTCCGGCTCCATAGTCACCCTCTCAACGATTAAACTCTCACGCCAGAGAGCTGAGTCATAGATCAGTTGGTGATGTTGCCGGACGTACTCCTTGCACCTAGTCACACTCGTCGTATCGGTCTTACCGATAAGATTGCAGACGTATGTGGCTATTTCAGAGAGTGTCACGATGTTAAGCCGTAAAACATTAAGGTCGCTTTTCCGGAGGGGTCTGCATCAGTGAGCACCGAGCTGTACTTGCCAAACTTAATCGTACACCCCGCTGTGGTTTTAGTGCTTATTCTTCCAAACAATAAACTTGTGCCGGAAGATTTGTATCCAGTAGCAATCACAACGTACTTAGTGCTTGGGAAAGCAGTGGAAAAAACAATATCAAACACTCCTTCAGCAGTTCTTGTAATAGTCGCAATATTAAAGCCGTTTACGATTGTTTGCGCTGTAGGTGATCCGCCGGTTGTGCTTACAAACTCCCCGTATGCCTTTGCCGACACAGGGGATCCCGTTGCGGCAGAAATAACATCGTTGGCATCAGCCCCAGACGGATCAATCAATTCAGCGGCTGTGGCTAATGCACAAGCTCCGCTTGCACCAGTTGCCGCCGGCAAACTCTGGATCAGCTTCTTGGGGGAGATCTGTTTAAGGCTCGCAACGGAAGGAGAAACGCCATCAGCGTCATAGATCAAAAGCCTGTCGTTGTCATCGTGTACATCTGTGGCTGCTGCCACCGTTGCCCAATCAGAGACTGCTGTTGTGTGAAGCCTCAGCTTTGTGGCAGTTGAATTAGTGGCATCTGCATCGCTGCCGTCCACCATTTTGAACTGGCTCGCCGTAAGGACGTTGATGCTGTTGGAGGTTCCCATCAGTATCTTAGATGAGCCGTTTGTTCCTCCCCCTATCATTCCCAAGTCAGTCGGATCCGCTGAGCCGTTGGTGGCATTCACCTTCACCGTCTGGCTCCCCATATTGTTCAGCTTGGAGTTGTCAACGGCATTGTCCCGTATCGTGCTCGTAGTGACCGGCTGGGGGGCCGAGGTGCTGATCTTGTCAGCAGTAACTGCATTGGCCCCTAACTCTGCTGAACCTATCGAGCCAGCCGTCACAGTGGCGTTGTCCACCAGATTATTCAACGCGCCGGCTGTAACTGTGTCGCCGGTTGTGAATGTCGTGCCTTTGGTTAGATAGGTTCCCATAACTCTAAGCCTTCTTAATTACTCGCTTCTTTAGAGCCGGGGCCGGCTTGCTGGCGGCCTTAATAGCTGCCTCGGATGCTGTCTGGCTCTTGGCTACCCCGTGGCGAAGAAAGATTGCGAGGATCGCAGTGACGGCTATCTGTAAGCCTTCCGGAAGAGTGGCCTCATTTGTTGCCACCGCTGCCGCTGCTGCCACACAGCTCGAAACGGCTGCCCAGAATGTTTTGCTTCGTAGCATCTCCTTAGTCCTTATTCGGCTTGTGAGCCGTTTTCTTCACTGATCCGGGTCTAAGCTCCAGCTTGGCCCTATCTCCCCCCACAGAGAGCGTTAGGCTTGGGAAAGGCAGATCCAGAGCCAAGTAAGGGATCTTTAAGTTAACCCCCTTTGGGCTGATGCCGGCATTTGGTGATACCCCAGCCTTAGCTCCTACGCAGAGGCTTGGAATCGGCCAGCTTAACCGTTGGCCAAATAAGGTGACACTAGGGGTGGGCTTTAAGCTGCCCCCAAAAAGATCACCAGCTTCGACGCTTGCCGCCAGCAGCAGCAACGTCCCAATTAATACAATCGTCTTTTTCATTTCCTATACAGATCCACGCACTTCTTAGTCACATACAAAAGACTCATTAAGCTAATCAAGACCTTCAGCAAAAGATCAACTTGGAGCATCCAATTGCCCAAGCCAGCCACCGAGGCCGCGATTACCTTGCAATCGTCGAACCAGTTCACCCTGCTACTCCGCCGGCTCTTCCGCTGGGGCTTCTGGCTCAACCGCAACAACAGTGTCATCGCGCTCAAGCCCAAGCTGGGCGAGTGCTAGATTGGCGATATAATCCGCATCAGTTTGTCCCGGTGTTTTACCCCAGTTCGTCCACGCTTCGCCGCTCACCAAAAGCAACGTGTTGACGATGGGACTGTTACCCCAAACGACAGCCCCAGAGCCATCCGTATATGTTCCCCAGCCCACTACGCTGAACTGCATATTGAACTCTGCCGAGCTGTTTAAGCTGATTCTTACTTTCGAGACGTTGAGTCCCGCCTTCGGTTTTGTGTTTACTTCAATCATCTTACCAAAATTATTCTGCTGTGTCTTTCCAAGCAACTTTCTCCACGACCGTCTCGGCGCGGACAACAACCGTCTCGCTGGTTTCCTCCACCGCTTCAACGGCTGGGCTAACCTCGTAAGATTCCATCACCGGCACGGTTGTTGTCCCAACCTCCTCACCAGCTTCATCGAACAGCGGCACTTCTTTGGTTTCCGGTGTGTTCGTCACCACCGTTTTGGTGACTGACTTCTGCACCATCTTGCCATCGACCTCCACGATTTCTGTAGTTGTGATTTCCTCCGAACTCTCGACTGTTTTCTGCCGCTCGCCCATAACCGCATCAACGGCGGGTTGCGCTGGCGTTACTATTGTCTCGGTGATTTCCTCCAGCTTGCAACCGGCGGCAATCCACTCGTCCCATTCCTCCAATGTCGGGAACTGGATGTTGCGGCCATAGACTTGATACAAGATGTTGTTGAGCCACTTGAACTCGTTCGCATCACAATGCGCTTGCAACTCGTCGCCTTCCAATATTGGCGTGTTGGCATCAAACCCATACGAGTCGCTGCCGTGCGTGATTGTCACCAACACACGTTGCATCGTGTCATCTATTGGAATTGTTTTGTTAATCTCCATTTTCAAATCCTCCTAGCGCAGTTGAACAGAACGTCCATATTGAAATAATGCGTATAAAGTAGCTCCCGCCTCTGTGACCTCTTGGTAAATGTCACCATTGTTATCACAAGCAACAATGCCGTTCGCGTTGTAATAAAAGTCATTGACCTGTGGATAGTTGAAAACATCAAACGGTTGCGGGTCGCCCGATTTTGCACCCCAACGAATGCCTTGGTCGCTCGCTACTGCGGAGTTTCTGACTTGGGTTGAAATTCCAATCGCCTTGCAACCCTTCGGAATCTTGCCTTCCGAAAGTGCCTCAAGATTCAAAATCTTATCGTCTGCCGCGAGCGGAACCACTCCGTTTTGGATGGTGATGTTTTTCTCCACATTGATAATCTCCCCGCTCGGACGCGAATAATTCCCCTCGCCGATTGCGCTGCCGAATACAAGCATCGGTTGGGAGACGTAAGCATCATTTCCGCTTGTCAAAGCCCAGAAATAAAACTCGGGATTAGCGGCTGTCGCAGAAAATGTATGAGTCAACTCTAGCCACTCCCAACTACTTCCCCCCGTGTGGGGGTCGCTGTAAAAATGACCACCACCAGCAGAGTCAAAAATACCCAATTTAAAGTGGCTTGCCGTGTCTGTGTAGACCCAAGCACCTATTGTCACAGTTCTGCTTTGAAATCTGGCTGCAAAATCTAGAGTCGCGCTGATAGGAACGGTGGGCCAGTATAAATACTGGGTTACCGCTGTTGTTGATATTTTTAGCGAGTAAAATGAGCCGTCTTTTGTAAAGGTCGAGTCATTATGTTGCCGGTAGATGTTTGTATTATCACCAACTTTATTCCACCCATCAAACGCCAGCGTATTAGCGGCGATACACCCCGGCGTGACTTCGTAGAGTGTGAAATTATCAACAGAAAAATCACTACCCGCTGTGGCACAAGTAACAGCAATCATACCGGATGTTGCATTTGCTTCAAACACTTGTGTGATTGTTTGTGATGCGCCAGTAATTGTTTCCGTGCTGGACGTGGCCGAGAACGCATTATACAACGTGCCGGATCCGTCTGTGAAATCCGTGCAAGTTACACTCATTCTGTATAACTTCCCGACAACTAATCCAGTCGCAGTTTGGTAGATATGTTCATTGAGTGTCCCGTTAGTGCAAACCGCCTTGCCTCCTGCAATTGTCCAACCGACTTGCTTTGTCCATCCAGTATCGGATGCGAAAGTGCCGTTAGTGACTAAATCACTCGCACCGGCAACCGTCTCCAGCGTCGAGTTACTCCACACTCCGAAGCCGGAGTTGGTCAGCAAGTTGGATTTGAGGACGCCGCCTTGTTCAACGATGCCGCCGCCTTCGACGTAAATTGACCGGCCACTCCCATCGTTCTGGATATGCAGAACATCGCCAGTGGCGGTTGCTTGGTCTTGTTCGAGAAAAGCCAAGGCGGCTGTGCTTGCACCATTGTTGTAAACCCAAAGGCTCGGATTCGTTATGGCCGCGCTGCCAGATTGCAACTTAATGCCGTAAGCTGGGTCGCCAGCGGTCGTTACGTTAATGCCAGCGGTGTTGGTTCCCGGCGCGAAGGTCGCGAGGCCCGCGCTTGAGATGGTCAGGCGAGTTGTCGCAGCACCATAATCCGGTTGCGTTTGAAATTCTAGTTTCGCACTTCTAATAGCACCGTCTTGCGTGCAAACGATATTCGCTAAATTAGAGTCAGTATTGGTATTTCCAAAACGAATCGTGCCGAGCATACCGTCAGCAGACGATGTAGTTCGCCAGAGGTTTAGTAGCGACCCATCAGCGTGGGTCATCTGAATTTCGTTGGAGCAACTTATGACACCAGCCGAGTCGATTCGCATTCTTTCGGTCAGCGTATTCGCACCATCCGCTGCCGTTGAAAAAACCAATCTGCCGGGAGTGTCGTTGGACGCAACTGCACCATCCAATTGGCACTCTATCCCGCCGACATAGTTTTTGAAGTCCGTGCCATCGTATGCCTCAAAATAAACTGCACCGGCAGCATCATCGTCAGCGGCAGCAGTTGGAGAAGCAGCAGTTCCGTTTGAACTTGCCAAATGTAACGAACCACCCCAAGCGCTTGTCTCGGTTCTAACAGACGCTATGCCTTGAGAACCAAGTTGCTGCAACGCCGGCCCCCAAGCGTGCGTTCCGAACGCGGCAATTGCGGTTGTGCCAGCCACAAGCACGTTGCCACTAACCACCAAATCCCCATCAGCCGGTGTCGCCGCACTCGTTCCTATGCGAGCCGACTTGCTGTTCAACTGCTCAATAGGCGTGATTTGAGAAATTCCAACAGATGCCGTTGCGTCACCCGCGCCTGACCGGGATTGGATTTGCAGCGACATTTCTGGGTTGGCAAAAGCGAAATCCAGATCAGTCACGCAGTTCGTCCACTGATCCACAATCGGGACAGAAGCATTTTCGTAGCACGCAGTCACCTCTGCCGCTGACAGAAGTTTTTTCCACGTTCTCCAGCGATAAAACACGCCGGTCACACCGTAATTTGATACGCCCCCAAGATAACCGGCTGCCGTGCCAGTGTTGTCTAAATTAACCCCGCTCGATCCGCTAATGTCAACGGTTGCAACCGAATTGCCGTCTTTATACAGAGTCGCCAAAGCACTCCGGTCGAACGTCATCACATAATGAACCGGAGAACCGTAATCCGCCGACATATCATACGAGAAATCGTAATCCGTTGAGTCGAAAGTAAGTTCTATTTTAGAACTGCCGGTTTCGCTCGTTATCTGAAACTCATTACTGCCGCCAGAAGTATAAAGTATCTTGTTGTTGGAGTTGGCAGATGACTGATCAATTATGAACTCAATCGAGAAGTCGGCAGTCCCGAATACTCCACCCGCCGCATAGGCAAGCTGAAGCAACGCCCCGTTTGCGAAATTTAAGCCTTGGCCATCGGTGCTGTTGATCAGATGCGTTATGATCTCACCGCCGCTGGTCGAGCGGTTATATGTGTAATTGGCTATTCCCATCGTTTAATCCCCCATTCTGCCACTATAAGCCACGTTGACCTTCCCAGTGCCGGAGCCAGTGCAGAAGCTCAAGCCATTCACATAGCCGGCAAATGTAACCCAGCCGCCACTGCCGTCCTCATCGGCATCACCGGCTGCCAAAATCCCGCTGTAGTTGCCGGAGGTTGTGGCGCATTTGGTTGAACCACTGGCATCACCGTCCAGAGTGAGCCGGTAAAAAACCGGCACAGTGCCAACATTCTGCATCATCAGAAAAGCCGGACTCATCTCGGTTTGGATCGTTGAATCAGTCACCGATCCGGTTGGGACAGACAGCTCTATATTTGTCGTGGCTCCAAAGTTGTGGAGCACATCATTCTGGGTGCTCATTGTTTACCTCCGTTTTCTGGGCGTGAGCCCGAACTTCTTACCGCCGGCTGCCTTGCGAGGCCCGGAGGCCATAGCCCTACGGCCAGCTTTTGAAACTTTGTTTTTCAGGCTCTTCCGCGCTCCGCGACGAGCACCGAGAGATTCGTCTTGCCTTGATTTATACCCTTGTCTTTTTGCTGCCATAATTTTTTTCTCCTTAAAGATCCCAAACTTTTTTCATCTGCCCCTTGGTGTAGCGGCTTTTCCACCCTTTAGGATTCAGCTCAGCAGAGCGCAAGGCTCCCTTGACTTGTTCCTTTGGAGTGAAGGGAGTGACTTGCCCCCCGAAACTGAATGAGGTGGGAACATCTAGCTTTTCCCAGCTCCCCTCTCCATCCGTAAAATTGTCGAGGCTAGGAGAGGCCAAAAATTCTTTGACCTCTCCCGTCTCGTTATTCTTGTAATCCAATAAAGGCATCAATCGGCTTTATAGACCGGCATCCAATACTGCACGCCGTTTATACTGCACAGAACGCCCTCAATATCACTTGCCCCCGGCGTTAAGCCAGAAACTGCGTACTTTGTTAGGTTAGTCCTTCCGTCTTTATCTGATCCATCCACTTTCGCGTTTGTGAACTCCAAAAACGGAGTAGCTGAGTTTGCCGTACTTGTATCGCCATTGTCCGCTTCTATTGAAACGGGTTTCTGGTTGCTGTTCGCGCCGGTACTCGTGTACTGGCGGCCC